TTCGTTCGGGGCAGGTGTCGGTCAGCGAGTGGGTGCGGAACAAGTTGGCGTATGCCCCATAACCGCCATCTTGCCTCCACGGTGCGCCGTGGCCGACCCACTCGCTCACAGACGCTTTCAAAGATCAGGGCGGTCGCCGGAGGTGATGGCGTTGCGGATACATCCCATCCCTTCCCTCGCCCCAAGGGTTTCGCGCCCCCGGCGACCTGTGCGGCTACGGACTCGCTGTGTACCGTATGGGGCGGCATTCCGGGCTATTTCACCCGTGCGCTATTGGCTACCCCGCGCCCTTACTGCGGATCACCCCGCCCGCCGCATTCCAAAGACCTTCAATCCCTCTGGGCGCGGTGCGCTCACGCGCCCCCTATCCCCGCCGGTGCCGTCTACTGCATGCTCGGTCAGCCAGCAGTCCTCCCGATGCTGCCCGTCGTCCCGGTCCCCACCACCTCGACCGCCATTCCCCGCGCATCGCGCAGTGGGTCGTGATCGACGGCTGCATTAGACCACATCCGAAAATTAAATGCAAGATTTTTTTTACAGCACCGCATAAAAATGCTTGCATCGCTTTGCGGGATGCGGTATATAATATCGCCAGGAGGGGTGCCATGCCGATAAGATTCAATAAGACGGAGCGATATATACTTATGAAAAAAGCAGGATTATCGCGCCAACTGCTCGATGCATATGAACGGGGCGAATGCTTGCCGGGGAAAAAAAACGCGATCATCATCGCGGAGTACACTGGGCGCGACCTGCTGGACGTGCTGTATGGTAGAGACCCGGCGGGCACGGTGGGTGGCAAGAAGTGACATGTCCTCACTGCGACAGCCCTGACGACTGCCTCGCCACCTACCGCCGCCTCACGTCGTCCCTGATCCACTCATGGGAGACGATCCCCTGCACATCCTGCCGATACCTCAGAATCAACGGTGAGCGCGTCCCTCGCCCGGCGGACGCGATACAGCCGAGGGTCACCGACTCGGAGAAGCGCGGAACTATCCGCACATGCACAGAGTGCGGGAAGCGGATCGGGAACTCGAACAGATCCGGCATGTGCGCAGACTGCCGAAAGGCCATCTACGGCAGCATATACAGGGAGAGGTGCCCGATATGCGGCCGGACGAAATCGCGTACATCCCCAGTATGCCGTGAGTGCTACCGGCGCAGTATCCCCAGGTCTACGCGGACAGTATGTCCCGTCTGCGGGGGGCACAAACACAAGCAGGCCGCAATGTGCGGCACATGTAGGAGGGCCTCATGAGATGTCCTGAGTGTATGGAGGATGTGGTGCCGTGGACCCTTGGCACCTACGGCGGCGTCCACGATCCCGTCGCCGCGTGGCTGCGGTGCCCGTCGTGCCGGTATGCGTGGCCGATCGTGTGGCGCGATGCGGACGCCGACATGCGACGGGATGCCCTGCTGGCCGAGCGGTCGCGGCTCGCGGCAGACGGGATGACGGGATGAATTACTCGTCGTTTATAGACCGTAAATCTCAGCTTGGCACCTTCGACGGATTCGATCCGGTGTGGATGCCCGACTTCCTATATGATTTCCAGCAGGCCCTTGTGGAATGGGCAATCCGAAAGGGGAGGGCGGCTATCTTCGCGGACTGCGGGCTTGGAAAGACCCCGATGCAGTTAGTCTGGGCAGAGAACATCGTACGCAAAACCGGCAAGCGCGTTCTGGTCCTCACCCCTCTTGCGGTATCACATCAGACTATTAACGAGGCCAAAAAATTCGGCATTGAGGCCCATCGCTCGCGAACAGGGGATGATCTGCGCCCAGGGATTAATGTAACCAATTACGAACAACTCGACCGCTTCTCCCGTGAAGACTTTATCGGCGTGGTATGCGACGAATCGTCGATCCTCAAGTCGTTCGACGGTGCTACTCGGGGGAAGATAACGGAATTTTCCCGCAAGATGCCGTATCGCCTTCTCGCCACGGCCACGGCCGCCCCGAACGATTACATCGAACTCGGCACGTCAAGCGAAGCCCTCGGTGAATTAGGGGCGATGGATATGTTGAATCGGTTTTTTAAGAACGACCAAAATAATTCCGCCGTTGGCCGGAAATATGGAGAGGTCATCAAGTGGCGACTCAAAGGCCACGCGGAAGTCCCGTTCTGGCGATGGGTATGCTCCTGGGCGCGGGCAATCAGGAAGCCTTCAGACCTTGGATTTAATGATGGGAAATTCATCCTTCCCCCCCTGATCGAAAGGACCTTCGTTGTCGAGGCACAAACAAAGCGCAACGGGATGCTGTTCGAGGTCCCGGCCATTGGCCTTGCTGAGCAGAGGGAGGAGCGCCGCCGCACGATTCGGGAGCGATGCGAGAAGGTATCGGAGTTGGTATCCGGAATAGAGGGGCAGTCTCTTGTATGGTGCCACCTGAATTCGGAGGGCGATCTGCTTGAGGAGTTGATCCGGGATGCAGAGCAAATCAGCGGGTCGGATTCGGACGAGAGGAAAGAAGAATTATTTATGGCCTTCGCGTCTGGTGAACTGAAGGTGCTTGTGACGAAACCGAAGATCGGGGCGTGGGGACTAAATTTCCAGCGGTGCGCCCACGTCACGTTTTTCCCATCTCATTCCTTCGAGCAGTATTACCAGGGCGTCCGCCGCTGCTGGCGGTTCGGGCAGGTCCGTCCCGTCGAAGTGGATACCGTAATGACGAAAGGCGAGCGGGCCGTTATGGACAACCTAAGGCGGAAGGCAGGGGCGGCAGATCTGATGTTTACCCGCCTCGTCGAACAGATGAACAACACGCTCCGTATTGAAGGCGGATTGAAATTCGACAAAAAAGAGGAGGTCCCGAGTTGGCTGTAATCGACCAGTGCATAACGGATAAATACGCAATTTATAACGGGGACTGTTGTGAAGTCATGGCGGCGATGCCGGACAAGTGCATCCACCTTTCGATTTATTCTCCGCCTTTCGGAGGGCTGTACCACTATTCGTCGTCAGAAAGGGATCTGTCGAACTGCAAGGACTACGAACAATTTTTCGAGCACTATACCTTCGTGGTCCACGAACTGGCACGGCTAACGATGCCCGGAAGGATGACGGCTGTCCACTGCATGGATATCCCGTCCGGGAATTGCGGCTGCGACTATTTGATCGACTTCCCGGGAGATATTATCCGGCTCCATGAGAGAGAAGGGTGGCGCTATGTCGCCCGGTACGCAGTCTGGAAGGAACCTCTCGGCGTACGCAACCGCACGATGGCGAAAAACCTCGCCCATAAAACCATCGTCGAGGATTCTTCTATGTGTTCTGTTGCCTCTGCGGATTGGCTCCTGGTGTTTCGCCGCAATGGACAGAATCTCGTCCCCATCGCACACCCCCGAGGGCTGACGGAATATGCCGGGGAACGCAAACCGCCAGCAGAAGTTCTGAAATATCGCGGATGGGATGGAAACCAAATAGAGAACCGATACTCTCAATGGATATGGAGACAGTATGCCTCCGCGTTTTGGGACGACGTGCGGATAGGGCGAGTATTGCCGTATAAGGAGGCGCGGGATTCCGAGGACGAGAAGCACGTTCATCCGCTTCAGCTTGACGTAATTGACCGCGTGATCGTGCTGTGGTCGAACCCGATGGAAACCGTGTTCACTCCGTTTATGGGCGTCGGGTCCGAGGTTTATGGTGCCGTCTGCGCCGGAAGAAAGGGAATCGGTGTTGAGCTGAAGCCATCCTACTACCGCCAAGCCCAAAAAAACGTCCACGAAGCATACATAGGCCGACGCGAAAACGAACAAAACGACCTATTCGAATGACATTCCCTCGCATCTCCTACTGGACGGTAGGCGGCTACATACAGGGTGCAGGCGGCTACCCGTGGACTTGGCAGAGAATGTCTATGATCTACCGGATCAGGGCATGGTGGCGTAGGCACATCTGCGCGGCAGCGCACGGGCGCATACTGCACGGCACTGCGGAGGGGTACATCGAGCAGATGCGCGAGGCCGACTAATGGGGGTTCCCGAATTGCCGCACGCAAGCCCGATACTGACAATCGACGAGGAGAAGGAGCGCATCCGCCGCAGGATGCGCGAGGACCGCGAATACCTCCGGATACTCGACGGCATACGGGATAAGTTCAGCCAGGCGCTCACCGCCGAGTACGTCTACGAAAAGATCGCGCTCAAGAAACAGCAGGGCATCAAGGCCATCCCAACCGGGATCGACTGGTGGGACGAATGGGCGGGGCCGTTCCGCAGGGCGAACTTGTATTGTTTCGCCGGGTACCAAGGCGTTGGCAAGACCACATTCATGTCATATCTGACATGGCCGATGGCGAAGCGTGGCGTCAAGGTTTGGAACGTTTGCCTCGAACTGACGGCGGAGGAATCATTCGCGGTCCTTTCCGGACACATCTTGGGCAAGGCCGCGCTTGATGACGACGAGCTCGTGACCGCGTATGCGACGATACAGCCGACAGGGTACAGATTTTTTGAGCCGGAACGCGACAAAACATGGAAAGAAACGCTTGAGATAATCTGCGATACAGTCCGGAAAGACAACATAGATTTAGTCGTAATCGACAACTTCTCCTACCTCACTACCTCGGGCCGTGACTCATACGAGGTGGAGCGCATGGTGGCAAAAGCGCTCAAGGGTCTGAGCCAGGAACTGGAGATACCCATAGTCACAATCGCGCACCTCCGCAAGCCCGACAGGGACGACACGGAGCCGGAGCCGACGGCCCATAGCGTGCTGGGATCGGGAGCCATCACCCAGGTGGCATCCGACACATTCATCCTGCACCATCCGCTCACGGGCAATGAGGAGCAGTCGCGCCATTCTGTCGGGTACATCCTGTCAGGGAAGCCGAGGTGGACTATGGGCGGTAAGCGGTACGTCCACTACGCCGGATACAAGCGGTCGTTCAGCCCATCGACCGCCGCAGAATACAGGCGGCAATTCCCGGAAAACAGCCGGAAGCGGCGATACGAATGACGCGGGGGAGATATTGGAATGAGTAGCCGAACATGGGTAAAGATCAACTGCGACCGATGGTTCGACGGAACCATCCGGAGGGAGCCAATAGAGGTTAGGGCGATTTGGACAGATATCCTCGCACTGGCCGGAAGAACGGGAACGGATGGTTATGTGCATTTGCCAGGAACAAACATAGGTTATTCGGATGAGCAATTATGTGCAATTTTTAATGTTCAAATGGATGTTTGGATGCGGGCCAAGGAGAGACTCTCGAATCATCCCGACGGCGAACGCGAGAACAGAATCCGCGTAAACGAAGGAAATTGCATAGAAATCATTAATTGGGCGTCATATCAATCGGAATATTCGCGGCAGAAAAGTTACAGGGAAAAGTTACAGTCAAATATTACGCGTGAATGTTACAACCCAAAGTGCGGGGAGAAGGAGAAGGAGAAGGAGAATATAAGATCTAAAGAAAGATCAAAATCTATTGTGCGTTCGGCTTCGCCGAAGCGCACGACATATACAGATGATTTCGTGGAATTCTGGAGGGCATACCCACGGGCAATCGGAAAACTTGTGGCGTTTGAGGCGTGGCGCAAGGTCGTAAAGGAATACCCTCCCGATGACCTGATAAGGTCAGCAAAAGAATATGCCGCAAAATGCGAGGAGCTGAAAACAGAGGACAGGTTTATCCTGCATCCGGCAACGTTTCTGCGAAAGGACAGGTGGAAAGACTACTGCTTCGAGGACGTACAAACAACGGAGGTGACGCAATGAACAGCATCTACTCGTACTCGGACGCGGAGCTGGAAAAGATCAACGCAGGGATGCCGACCGTGCTGAAGAACCTGCCGTTCCTGATCGCCCCGGTTGACGACGATCAACTCCTGCTCATCAACTCGTTCCTGCTCGGCGGCGTGATCCAGGTGCGGCGGGAGCAGAAACGCCGCAAAGACGCGGCGCGGAGAGAGGCGACGCGCATAAACATCTCTGGCGGCGGGCCGCAGGACGCGGCGTGATGGCCGATCCAATCAGCGTCAACATCCTGCTGCCGATCCGCATAGAGAGCGAGGCGAACGTCAGGGAGCACTGGGCCGTGCGGTCCAAGAGGACGAGGGAGCATCGCTCCACGGCATGCCTGATGGTATCTCCTCATCGTCGGTCGATCCTGTCCCTCGGCACGCCGATCACGGTGACGCTTACACGCATCGCGCCGAGAGATCTCGACGACGACAACTTGGCTCGCGGCTTCAAAGCGGTCCGCGACGGCGTGGCCGATGCGCTCGGCATGGATGATCGTGACAGGCGGCTGAAATGGGCCTACGCGCAGGATCGGGGAGGCGCCGGGGAATACGCGGCATGGGTAGAGGTCCGAGGGGGGGCGAAAGACACCCCCGGAAACACGCTGAATCTCAATTCTAATGCGCGAAAGAAACCGAGGAAGGGGGTCGGTAGGGGGGCAGGAAAATGAATGTAATTCACAGGGAGAAATGGTTAACGTTGTGCCGGGCGTGCGGGTCTATCGTGCGCGGCAGGGAATACGAGTGCCCGAACGGACACAATGAGGTCAGGCAGGTGGACA